TTCAATAGAGATTGGAATAGTTTGTGTAAATTCTTTCCATAAAAGAATCTCATTTAATTCGTTTATGATGAATATTTTTATAGATTGAGTAAAGTCTTCAAGTTTAATTAGATGTATTTCATATGTATCACCTAAAACTTTTTGCCCTACGATATAATGCATTGCACCTCCTTTATAGTCAGGTCCAACAGAAATTTTTCTTATTTCCATAATAGTTTAATTAAAATACAATAGATACTACTCCTGTAGCACTTCTATAAAGGTTTCCTATAACAAGACCTCCTGCTAAAGCAGCAGCATTAGATGCATAAATAGGTAGAGTCAATACAACACTTGGTAATAACTGCAATAAACTTGAAATTAAAAAATTTTTCGTTTCATTATTTGGAGTCACATCAGTACCAATTAACTTATCGTTTACTGCAGGTGTTGATAAAACTGAATATGTACTTATTTTTCCCATTTTGCTTTATTGTTTTTTAGTTATTTCTCCTGTCTCAATGTTTATTACAGCATCTTCTCCGTATTTTTCCATTAGTATTTTTTCGTGTTTTGAGAACACATCCTTAATACTGTCTATGTATTTTATTAAGCTTTGTTTCTGTAATTCTAAATCACCGAGATTCATTTTTGCTTTAGAAAAATCAGAGTTCATTTCTTTAATGTTCTTTAATTCTTCTTCTGTTGCAAAAATAATGTCTTGAATATTATTGTCTTTCATTTTATTTAATTTAAGTTAGTTACAAATGTAATACTTTTTTAACAAATATTTTCCAAAGCAATGAAATTAATACCCCTACTAAAACTCCAAACCAAAATAAATTCTTTTTTGGTTGATTTTTTTTACCCTCTGCCTTAGCTTGAGCCTTCTCAACTATCCTGTCTTTGTATATAGTTTTTACCTTTAGTTTATATTCTATTCTTTTCTCTAGTCTAGTTTTAGGTACATAGACTGTATTGTATTTAATAATGGTGTCCTTAGTAGTTATGAATTTTTCCCACACTATTGTATCATTTATGATAACAGGTATGGAATCTAACGTCGTTATACGAATAGTATCTCCTGTTTGTTCGCATGTATAACCTTTCTTAATTGCTTTGTTTAAATGGTACTGCGCAGAGCAACCATACAACACAAATAATAATAATAATATTCTAAACATGTTTTATTTTTTAAAGAAATTATTTGATTTATCACTTCTATTTTTAGATTGCGATTGAGGAACTGTTTTCTTTTTAGAAACATGCGCATTGTCTATACCATCGTGGTTTCCACTTGTACTATTTTTTCTATTAGTACGCTCTAAGTCTCTTCGGTATTTTCTACGCTCTTCAGTGTCATGATACTTCATATCATACTTTACTTTCTTTTTTCTCGCTTCAGGATGCTCTTGGTAATACTTCGCTGTCTTTGACTTTCCTGTCTTTGTTCCTGCTAAATCATTTCTCATTTTCCTTGTCTTGAATAAGTTTTCTTGTAATTTTTACTTGACTTCAATTTAGAAGTTTTGCTTTTTGCGTGTACGTTTGTACGCTTAACTTTAGGCTTAACCTTTTTTGTTATCTCTAATTTTATTTTTGCCATTACTCTTTTATTTCAAAGTGCATCCAATCGTAGTTCTTCTCTCTACCTAAAGATATAAATCCATGCTTATAGAATATATCTATCATTGGCTTGTATTCAGGTCTAGCAAATCTTGCAGTTTTCGCTGATTCTTTGAGTAAGTTTCTTGCAGGGTCTAGGTCGATTGCTATTGCCCATGAGTGCATGGATAGTGCTGTACCTCCCCTCATCTTCCTGTAGTTAAAACAACCACCAAATAAGTCTATTCCTAACTCCTTAATCTTATCATATCCATAGGTAGATAGTAGTTCATTGAATACAGATGTGAAATTATCAGCTACTAACTTGTGACACATCATAGAATTAACTGAGCTGTCTAAGTCCCAAGCTATACGCATAGGATAAGGCAGCTTTATCTTTACCAAGTAACCTGCACCTGTTACATTAGCTGTGCCGTATTTTTTTGTTGCCTGTTGAGTTGTCATTTAATTTTATTTATATCGTCTTTGATATCCTTTGCTCTTGCAAATAGTAACTTCATTGACTGCCATAGGTCTATTCCTTTCACTACTTTATAGTTCTCATTAATAGACATCACCTCTATACTTGCCAATACCAACGCTACTACTTTAGTGAGCATAAATGGTACACTGAAAAAAGTTAGTATGATGTCATTTAGTATGAATTGGTCTATCAAAAAGAACATAATCACAGTAACTTCATAGAGTGCTAACTTGCTAATAATAGCTGATAACTTTCTACTACTTATTTTTTCTTTTAACTTATTAGCTTTCCAAATTCCCGTAAAAGTATCAATACATATTAGTACTCCTATCATTATTAATATACCACTTATTGGTAAAAAGAATGCAAAGCATATAGATATAAGTGTCAATAGTTCTTGTTGTATAGATAGTATTAGTAAAGATAGTTGTGTTCTCATAAGTCTAGTTCTTCAAGAGCTTCAGTTAAGCTAAAAGTTAAATAAAAAAATAATGTTATACCACCAAAAACAATATAGTATTCTTTACCTTGATACATCATACATAACGAGGTTATATAACCCGATATAAAATAAAGTGATGCTAAAATATTAGACTTCATTTTCTTCCGTATTTATAGGCATAGGAGGAACTTCTTCTTCCGTATAATCAACATTAAAATCATTCTTTAACTTATCAATAAACTCCTGCTTATCTTCAGTTATAAATGTGTTGTCAAGTCCTGTTGTTAAAACATTATCTCCTCCATATACTCCATAATGGAATATTACCTTGTCATTGTTGTAAACTATATAGTGTTTCATATTATAATCCTCCATCTAAAATTGTCCAATTGTTTGGTGCTGCGACTAATACTGCTCGTCCTGCTGCTCCTGCTGCTGAATATTTTGCTCCTGTTGTTACTCCACCAAAACTTATGTTTATATTAGGCTTGACTCCACTTGCACTCCATTCGTTATAGATTGCATTTAAATTAGCGGGAGAGAATGTTGCAGGGGTTTTATCAGCCATAAAGCCTGTAAAATTTGTAACATTAGCCACGTTCCAAGAACCTATGTTTTGATTGAATGCAGGTGCAACTTCAAACATACCGTTCATATTAGTTACTGCAATTGTATTAAAATTTAATGGTTGGTTGAAATTAGTACAACCTTTAAACATACTTGCCATAGTTGTAACTGCTGCTGTATTAAATGTTAGTGCACTATTAAAGCTACTGCAATTTAAAAACATTTGAGTCATATTCAAAACTCCTGCTGTGTTAAATGATAATGCTTGATTGAAGTTAATACAACCATCAAACATAGACAGCATATTCGAAACTGATGCTGTGTTAAGTGACAATGCTTTATTAAAGCTAAAACAGTCTCTAAACATACTTTGCATGTTAGCAACTGCTGCTGTGCTTGAAAATGTTGGTGCAGTATTAAAATTAATAGCTTGAAAAAACATAAAGCTCATATTACCCACTAGTGCTGTATTAAATGTTAATGAAGAATTAAAGCTACTGCAAAATTGAAACATACCTGTCATACTCGTAACTGCTGCTGTATTAAATGATAATGCTTGGTTAAAGTTATAGCAATTATAAAACATTTGAGTCATATTAGTAACTGCTCCTGTGCTCCAAGAATTAATACCGTTTATTGTTGTAAGTGAACCACAACTACCAAACATCTGATAAAAATCTGTTGTACCTGTCAAATCTAATGTCCCTACAACTGTAGTTAAAGTTAAGTTTGAACAACCCTGAAAATAAGCATTATTATTCCCTAACCTCAAAGTACCCCAATTGGTAATTGTTCTGATGTTAAGTTTACTGCCTGTATTTGCAAATCTGAAGCCTGTAGTTACTCCTGTGATTGAAATAGTGTAAGTACCTGCTGTTGCATAAGTATGTGTTCTGTTAGTATAAATGTTATTAGATGTATTGCTATCCCCCCAATCAATAGTACCTGAGTAATTTCCTCCTGCCTCATAAGGCAAGGTTATAGTTTCCCCTGCGGTTACAGTCCACGTTGATGTGAATGCAGCTGAATATGTTGGTGTAGTAAGTGTGTTAGATGTTGATGGTGTTGAGCCCAATGCATTTGTAGCAGTAACCACACAAGTAATTGCACTTGCCGAGTCTGCTTGAACTAGCGTATAAGTTGATGTTGTGGCACTTGCTATTGGTGAGCCGTTTCGATTCCATTGGAAGGCATAACTAGTAGGTGAGTTAAGCCAACCCCCAAAAGTAGACGTAAGCACACTACCTATTGTAGTTGTACCACTAATAAAAGGTGGTGACGAATTTACAGGTGCAGCTAATGGACCTGATTTTTGTACCCCCACAGCTATGTTTATGCCTATCTGCATGGTTTACCAAAGGGCTATAATATCTGTAGCAGTTACAACTGAATTTACTCTTATTACTTGTACAGGTAAAAAAGTGCCTGATGCTATTCCAACAAAATTTACAACATCCCCTCCTGCAGTAGTAACATTAAGCGTTCCTCCTACACCAACGTATAATACACATGGCTCAACTGAGCCGGCGGTATTTGTACCTGAATATAATGTATAAGCATTTGTTGATGTCATTATATTTGAGTTTAAAGACAACTGCGTAGCACTGTCTACATTTGTAACCGTTGCTGCTGTTGAAGTTGTAGTGTTATATACGATATCACCAACTTGAATGTTTAATGGGTTAGTCCCAAGTGAAGTAAAATTCTTTGTTGAATCTACAAGTTTATTTGCAGTAGTTGCTGTTGCTGTACTAGTTACAATAACATTAGGCATTGGGATATTTGTATTCGCTGAAGGTATAACCTTTAATGCTCTACTTACCTGAAGTTTTAAATTTGGCATAGCTTATTTTTTTTTAGTATTTTTCATAGCCGCCTGTGCGTTTTTCGCATAATTGTTTCTTGCACTTGCCGTTAATTTTTGATTACTCGCTTCCTTAATATCAAAAGCTGTCTTCTTTGTTACCTTAGCTACTTTTTTCATTTTTTTTATTTTTTATTGTTAAACATTTTATTTACAAGTAAGTTAGGATTGTTTAACGCTTCTTTTCTTTTAGCACACCCACAATCTTTTCCTGTTACTTTTGAAACAGTATCTACTACTTTTTTAATTCCTGTGGCTTTTGTTATTTTTTCAATAACATCACCCATTCCTTTAGTCTTTCCCATTTGATTTTATTTTTTACAAAGATATGAAATTATTTTAAAGAATAAAAAAGCCACTCTATAAGTGGCTATAAATTTAAAATCTAATTTGTATATGTTCTTTGTTTATTCTACAATTTAAAATTCCTGTAAATATACCATCTTCTTTGTCAGATATATCTATAGAAATTAATTCATAAATATCTTCTTCTTTTAAAGCAGGTTTTACTGAATTATAAAAATCTGATAAAGAATTCTTTTTTTCATTAGATATTTCACCTTCTCTTTGAGATTTAATTAAAGAAAGTAAATCTTTTTTATCATCACTTGATAATAAAATAGTTTTTTGTTCTTCTGTTAATTCTACTTTAAGTATTTCTACCCAAGTTCCTTCGTTTACTGATTGATAATTTTTCATGTTATTGATTATTTTGATTGTTATTTCCATCTATACATAATACAGTTCTACCACCACCTGACACAATTTGAAATGTTCCTAATGTTAGTCTGCAATAATATAAAAAGCCATTAAGTGCGCCATTTTTACCAAATGAAAGATCTCCACCTGTGCAATTAGTGAACACACCACTTGCGTTGCCACCATTACCACCAAATGAATAAATTCCACCTGTGCAATTAGTGAACACACCACTTGCGTTGCCACCATTACCACCAAATGAATTATCTCCACCTATACAACTAGTAAACGTACCACTTACTATGCCACTATCGCCACCAAATGAACCATATCCACCTTGACAATTAGTAAACGTACCGCTTACTGTGCCACTATCGCCACCAAATGAATAAATTCCACCTGTGCAATCTGTAAACACACCACTTGCTATGTAAGCACCACCAAATGAATAAGTTAAACCTTGACAATTAGTAAACGTGCCGCTTGCTGTGCCACCATCACCACCAAATGACTCATCTCCACCTTGGCAACTAGTGAACACACCACTTGCTATGTTATCACCACCAAATGAAAGATCTCCACCTATACAACTAGTAAACGTACCACTTGCTGTTGCTGTGCCATTATTACTACCACCAAATGAATAAGTTAAACCTTGACAATTAGTAAACGTACCACTTGCTGTGCCGTAGCTACCAAATGAACCTGATAAACTTATGCAATTAGTGAATGTGCCACTTGCTGTGCCACCATCACCACCAAATGAAAAATCTGTACTTATGCAACTATTAAACGTACCACTTGCTGTGCCACTATCGCCGCCAAATGAACCATATAAACCTGTACAATTAGTAAACGTACCACTTGCTGTGCCACTACCACCAAATGAATAATCTTCACCTGTGCAATTAGTGAACACACCACTTGCGTTGCCACCAATACCGCCAAATGAACCTGATAAACCTATGCAATTAGTGAACACACCAATTGCGTTGCCAAGATCACCACCAAATGAACCATATCCACCTATGCAACTAGTGAACACACCACTTGCTGTGCTTTGACCGCCAAATGAAAGATCTCCACCTGTGCAATTAGTGAAAGTACCACTTACTGTGCCGGAAGTGCCAAATGAAATATCTCCACCTATGCAATCTGTGAACACACCACTTGCGTTGCCACCATTACCACCAAATGAATTATCTCCACATTGACAATTAGTAAACGTACCGCTTACTGTGCCACCATTACCGCTAAATGAATAATCTCCACCTTGACAATTAGTGAATGTGCCACTTGCTGTGCCACCATCACCACCAAATGAACTATCTCCACCTATGCAACTAGTAAACGTACCACTTGCGTTGCCACCATTACCACCAAATGAAAAATCTCCACCTGTGCAATCTGTAAACACACCACTTGCTATGTTATTACCACCAAATGAACTATTTCCACCTATGCAATTAGTAAAAGTGCCACTTGCTGTGCCACTACCACCAAATGAACTATCTCCACCTATGCAGTTTTCTACTCTTAATAAATTTAATGAATTTGCTAGAGTAAAGTTTAATGTTCCAACATCTACACCTCTTACAAATACATCATTTGCAGTTATCTCTATTGTATTTAATCCGTTAAATACTATGCTCCTATTTCCATCTAATGACACTAAGTCAATGTATTGGGTATCCATTTCAAAATTAGCAGTGCTAAAATCATAATTGCCGGGTGCAGCAATTACAGTAATTCTATTTGTTATACTTGGAGACATACCCTGAGCAGTAATATAAGCTGCTTGTAGCTCTGCTGCATTTTGTACATTTGTACCATTTGCTGCTACAAATACATATTGAGTTCCTACCAATCCAACTGCAAGACTTAATATATCGCTAATTAAGAAATTTTTCGTTTCATTATTTGAAGTTACATTAGTACCAATTAATTTATCATTTAATGTAGGTGTTGATAAAACTGTATATGTACTTATTTTTCCCATTTTTTTTCACAAAGTTAAACAAAATTATCTTATACTTTTGAAACTTTTCTTCCCATACCAACTCTTGACTTCTC